GCAGACCTCACTATTTTACAATGTTAGGTACAGAATTTAAGTTTGCACCAGGTCCTGATACAAGCTACACAGTTCAAATTTTATATTATGCTCAACCTACATTTATCTCTAGCACAACAGCTAGTAATTTGTTCTTAGCATACTATCCAGATGCTCTACTTTACGCAACTCTAGCAGAGGCAGAACCATATCTTATGAACGACCAAAGAATTGCTACATGGTCTGCTTTATACGATAGAGCAATTGCGAATATTAAGAAGAGTGATTTAGGTGCAACATATCCATACACAACATTAAGCGTAACACCAAGATAAAGGAAAAATCATGGCAGAAATGAGTAACTTTTTAGAGAACGCATTAATCAATGCAACTCTACGCAACACAACATATACATCAGTCGCAACAGTATATGTATCACTATGGACTTCAGACCCTACAGACGCAGGTAGTGGTACAGAAGTATCCGGTGGTTCATACGCTAGAACAGCAGTTACATTTGGAGCTCCTTCTAACGGTGCATCTACAAACTCTGCTGACGTTACATTCCCAACAGCAACAGCTTCATGGGGTACAGTAGGTTGGATTGGTATTAATGATGCAGCAACATCAGGAAATCTTTTATACCATACAGCTTTGGATACAGCTAAAGCTATTGACTCTGGCGATATTTTTAAGATTTCAACAGGTAACCTTTCAGTTACATTAGCGTAAGGATAAATCATGGCTCTAGTCGTTAAAGATAGGGTAAGAGAAACCACTACGACCACAGGCACAGGCACAATTACATTAGGCGGTGCTGCTACAGGCTTTCAATCATTCTCTGTTATTGGTGATAGTAATACTACGTTCTATACTATACAGTTATCCAATACAAATGAGTGGGAAGTAGGTGTAGGTACATACACGTTATCAGGCACTACTTTATCTCGTGACACTATACTAGAGTCTAGCAATGGTGGAAGTGCAGTTAATTTTAGTGCAGGCACAAAAGATGTCTTCGTGACTTATCCTGCTGAAAAAGCAATTTATGAAGGTAATTTACCTACTAAGTTATCAGTTTATAAAAGAGACACTACTACTGCTGACGTTGCTTTAGCTAATGGTTTTTTACCAGTATTAAACAGAAGTGGCTCAACAATTAATGTTACAGTAAGTTAAGGAAAATTATGGCAACTCGTTATGGATTAGTGCTTAATGGCACAAGTATACAAGAATTACAGTCAGGCGATACTATTATTGGCTTAACTTCTAGTGCAGCACTTCAAAAAGGTGATGGTTCTACTGGATTAACAGCAGCTACAGCAGGCACAGATTATGTAGCTCCAGCGACTGCAACTTCATTTACAGCTCAGCAAACATTTACAGGTTCAACTTCAGTTATATCGTCTAAATTTGTTAATGCTGTAGAAGGTGTTACAATTTCAGCTACAGCAGCTACAGGCACAATTAATTATGATGCAACTACACAGTCAGTTTTATATTATACATCTAATGCTTCAGCAAATTGGACAGTAAATTTTAGAGCATCTTCAGGCACATCTTTAAATACAGCTATGGCTACAGGTGAAGCTATTACAGTTGTATTTTTAGTCACACAAGGTGCAACAGCATATTATAATAGTGCAGTACAAGTAGATGGTAATTCAGTTACACCTAAATATCTAGGTGGTACAGCATGGACTGCTGGTAATGTTTCAAGCATAGACGCTTACTCATATACTATTGTTAAAACAGGTTCTGCAACATTTACAGTATTTGCATCACAATCACAGTTTAAATAGGATTTATAATGCCATTGTTATCTCGTTTAGCGGTTATGTCATCTAAGGCATTTATAGCATCAGCAATTAAAATTGTTGCTACTGGTGGAGATGAAGTTAAGACTGTTGGTTCTTATAAATATCATGTATTTACATCATCAGGAAATTTTGTTGTAAGTGCAGGTTTCAACAAGTCTTTTCAAGTTACTTCTGTTGGTGCTGGTGGCGGTGGTGGTGCTGATAATGGAGGTGGCGGTGGTGCTGGTGAAGTTGATATTTGGACAAATGTTGTTGTATCTGTAAGTACATATACCGTTACAGTTGGAAGTGGCGGTGCAGGTAATACTGGTGGTGGTAGAGGAACACAAGGCGGAACATCATCATTTGCATTAGGTGGTACAACTTACGCATCATCCCTTGGCGGTGGCGGTGGTGGCGGAGGTGCTAGTGATAAAGGTGGAGGTACTGGTGGTTCAGGAGGTGGCTCTGGATTAAATGGTGGAACAGGCGGTTCAGCAAGTGGTTCAAATACAAATGCAGGTGGTAGTTCTGGCACTTCTCCAGTTCCAAATTATGCAACAGGTGGTGGTGGCGGTGCTAGTGCTGTAGGGCAAAATGGTAACCCTCCAACTGCATCAGGAAACGGTGGAGCTGGTTTTAATTGGGCAACCAACGTTGATACAAATATTACAACAACAAACTTTACATCTATTCCTGCAAATGATTTTGCTGGTGGCGGTGGTGGTGGAGGAAACGCTGTAACAGCAGGTGTTGGTGATGATGGAGGAGGGAATGGCAATACTTCTTCTGGTAACGGAACAAACGCATCAAGTAAAGGTGCTGGTGGCGGTGGTGGCGGAAATAATGGTGATGGAGGCAATGGGTCTAGTGGCATTGTAATTGTTAGATATTTAATATAAAAATAATAATGTAAAATAACAAGAGAAAATATGAAACATTTTGCACAATTAAACGAAGAAAACTTAGTAACACAAGTCATTGTAGTTGCTAGCCAAGACACAGTTGACAAAGACGGTGTAGAGAACGAAGCCATTGGAGTTGAGTTTTGCACTAATTTACTAGGAGGTCGTTGGAAACAAACTTCATATAACGGAAACATCCGTAAAAACTATGCTGGTATTGGTTATAAATATGACGAAACTTTAGATGCTTTTATTCCACCTAAACCATTTAACTCATGGTTATTAAATGAAACAACTTGCCAATGGAAAGCACCTGTTGATTATCCTACAGATGATAAAAGATACACATGGAATGAAGAAACATTAGCATGGGATGTTGTTAATGATAATTAAACTTACCAATAACGCAGAAGACTTTAAAGGTAAGCCATTATTAATTAATACTGAACATATTATGACTATGTTTGAAGTAGAAAATGATGATGAAACATCTACTAATATCTACTCTATTACACAACAATCGTGGATAGTTAAAGAGTCTTTAGAAAACATATATAAGTTAATTAAATAAAAGGGGTGAATAATGTTTGGTATAAGCGCATTTGCTGAAACCTCTTTTAGTACACTAGGCAAAATTGGTGGCATAGTATTAGCTTCTGCCCAAGTAGATGCAAACGCAATTGTTACTGCTAATGCTAATGCAATAAAACCATTTAGTGCTGCTATTACAGCAGATGCTACTGTTACAAGTGATGCAACAAGAATAAGATTAAATACTGGTTCTATAAACGGAACTGCTAATGTAAGTGCTGTTTATTTACGCATAAGAAATGCTGTAGGTTCTATTACAGGTAATGCTACTGTAACTGCACTAGGCTCGTTTGAAATAAATGGTTCAGCAAGTATTACTGCTAATGGTTCAGTAGAACTCAATTATGTAGTTATCAGAACAAATGCTGCAAGTATTACAGGAAATGCAACTGTATCTTGTTTAGGAGGATATGTAGTAAGTGGTAATGGACACATAGTTGCTAATGCAAGTGTCTATTGTCTAGGTGGTATTGTAACAGGTGCAAGTGCATCTATTACACCTATAGCCACAGTTACAGCAAACGGAATTATACAGGGTGAAGGATGGACACCTGTCACACCATCTTCAGACACATGGACACCATCATCAGCAAGTTCAGACACATGGACAACAATTTCACCATCATCAGATACATGGCTTAGACAAGGATAAAACATGGCAAAAACCAAAATTTCAGAATTTAGCACAACAGCAGCAGATAATACAGATATAACTAATATCAATATTGCTGAAGGTTGTTCACCAGCTAACTTAAACAACGCTGTTCGTAGCTTAATGGCATTACTAAAAGACCAACAAACAGGTTCTAGTGGTGACCCATTTACAGTAGCAGGCACATTAGTTTCTTCAGGCACAGTAGACATTACAGGTGCGTTTAGACTAGACGGAACTGCAGGTGCTTCTGGTCAAGTATTGTTATCAGCAGGTGGTAGTAATACTCCTACATGGGGTTATGCTATACCATCAGGTGGTATTATTATATGGTCAGGTTCATCTGCCTCTATTCCTAGTGGATGGTTATTATGTGATGGTTCAAGTTCTACACCAGACTTACGTAACCGTTTTGTAGTAGGTGCAGGCTCAACTTATGCTGTAAATGCTACAGGCGGTAGTGCAGATGCTATTGTAGTATCTCATACTCATACTGCAACATCTACAGTTACAGACTCAGGTCATAGTCATACATTAACAAATTATGGTTCTGCTCAAGCAGGCTCAGATAATGGTGGCGCACCAGTTATGGCTTCTACAGGATATGGCACAGGAAGAGACCCAAACCCTACAAATACAGCAACAACAGGTATTACAGTTGCTACAACAAATGCTTCTTCTGGTTCAAGTGGCACAAATGCTAACTTGCCACCATACTATGCTCTTTGCTACATTATGAAGGCTTAATATGCCAGTACAACGCATAGCTTTTAAAGACTGGTTACCTGACCAACCAAGTATATTAGATACAGTATCAGAAGCTAATAACGTTATTCCTTTAGCTGTAGGATATGGTCCATTTAAGTCAGCAGTAACATTTTCAGGTGCAGCTTCAGAAGACTTGAATAATTGCTTTGCTGCTAAACTAGACAATGACGTATTTATCTTTGCTGGTGGTGCTACTAAACTATTTAAAGTAGATAATGGTGACTTATCTCTAGTAGACGAGTCTAAATCAGGTGGTTATACAGGTACAAATAGATGGCAATTCTTACAGTTTGGTAGTCTTGCAATTGCATCTAATGGCTCTGAAAAAATACAAGCATTTGACGTAAACAGTTCTACAGCTTTTGCAGATGCAAGCTCAGAAGCACCTATTGCTAAATACATTACAGTAGTTCGTGACTTTGTAGTTGCAGGTAATATTGGTGCAGGTACATCACCTAGTAAAGTGCAATGGTCAGGCATCAATGATGCAAGCACTTGGACTACTACAGCAACATCTCAAAGTGACTATCAAATTATTCCTGATGGTGGCGATATCACCGGTGTCGTAGGTGGTGAGTTTGGTATTGTATTCCTAGAAAAAGCCATTGTAAGAATGTCATATATTGGCACACCGCTTATATTCCAATTTGACACTATCTCTCGTAACGTAGGATGTATAGAAGGTAACTCTATTGCACAATATTCTGGTACAGCTTACTTCTTATCTGATGACGGTTTTTACGCCACCAATGGTCAAACACTAACTGGTATTGGTTCTGAAAAGGTAGACAGATATTTCTTTAACAACGCTAACATTGGTGACATTGACTCTATATCAGCAGCAGTAGACCCTGAACGTAACTTAGTTATTTGGAATTATGCTAACGTTTCTGGTGGTCGTTCACTACTTATCTATAACTTTGAAACACAAAAATGGTGTGAAGCAGATACAGATGTAGACTATTTATCTACACTAGCTACTCCAGGTGCAACATTAGATGGTCTTGATGCTGCAT